CCGAAGCTAAGCGGGCCCGCGAGTATCGGGCCCGCCTCCGTGGCGGTCAGCCTCGAGTGTTACAGCCGTGCGGAACGCGTTCGGCAGCGGTTCGGCATCGACGCAACGGTGAGCCGGTCTGTGCCGCCTGCCTGGTGGCTGAGCGCAACTATCAGCGGGACGTCAAAACCCGAAGCCGAAACAGTACCAAAAAGGGTACGAAAATGACAGAGAAGGAGAAGACATGAACGACCAGACGACGCAGACCGTACATCAAGGATGGCGCATGGATGCCGAGTGGGTTCTACACCGTGGACGACTTGAGCCGGTCACCATCAGCTTTACGGCCGTCAACGGTGACGACGTGCGGCCGGTGAGTGGTACAACGATCCGCAACCTTCCGATCGGCAAAATGATCGCAGAGGCTCGCATTGGATGTAGTCGCCGGGAGGGGTTGTCCGACGAGCGGCGCGAGTCGTTAACGAAGTTCGCTGGGGTTGGGCCTCGCAGGGGCGCCGCCCTCACACCAGAGCAAGTCCAGGCCGTAGCGGATGTCTATTACCAGGCGTGGGAGGCTGGCGACAGTGTCACCAATGCTGTGGCAGAACACTTCGGCGTAGGTCAATCAGCAGCCACCAAACGGATCAGCAAGGCCCGAGCGGCTGGCCTTCTTGACGGCTTCAAGTTGACGCCGATTCAGTCGGCTCTCAAGGCTCAACTTTTGCGAGATGCGCCGACCGTCAAACTGCGCCCCGAAGCGCAGACGCTATGACGCCCATGTCACGGCGCATGTCACGGATTCGGGCGTCATTACAAGGGGAAACTTATAGGCCGTCTACATAACACCTGCTCACAGCCTTACGCCTACGCTGACATTCGCTGACATCTAGCCCGAGATGGATTAAAAGTCCAATGCTCTACCATTGAGCTAGAGAGGCGCTTTGTGTATACTGACCTGGTGTAACAACCGATTTTTAAGTCCGGCCGATTTAGGCCATGTCACCGAGTGTGACACGGAATGCACTACCGCCAACATCCTACGGAAACGAGCGAGCAATGACGACGACAGACCAGAGGGTCCAGCAGGTTGTGTTACCGGAAGCTGTGGCCCGCAAGATGTTCCCGGCAGACAGCAAATGGCTACTACCCAACGAGATGCCGACGATCACATGGCTGGCAGGCCCGATTGTCTGCGAGACGTGCGACGGTGATGGTGAGATCAGCTACCCCGAATGGGAAGGCAGGCGTCAGCCGTGTAGAGACTGCGACACGCTCGGCTATCCGCCCACCGTTGAGATCGTGAGCGAGTATTACATTCATCTGGCCCCAGGTGTCCTGCCGAAGAACCCGGTCACCACCGTCCACGGTCGACTCACGCTCGGGACACCCGTACCCGTCGTGAGCGAGGTGGTTGATAGTGAGTGTGTTGCGATTGGAGGCAACGGGTATTACCACCTGCCCGAGTATCGCGGACACCCCAGCGACGCATACGACATCACCGACGCTGTTGCTGGCACCCTGACCCCTGGCGGTGTCGCATACCCGGTGACGCCAGTCGAATGACGACGCCTGAGCATCTTGGCGGCAACCGGTACCGGGTGCGGATCGAACTCGACCCGGTGCGCGGTAAACGGGTGCAACGGTCACGGAACTTTGAAGCCAACGGCATGAAGGCAGCAAAACGGAAGGCGACCCAGATCGAAGGTGCACTACGTCGCGACCTGACAACCGGCGTGCTCGGGCAGGGCACGGTCGGCAAGCTCGTCGATGATTGGCTGCGGGCCAAGATGCGCCAGGAACGATCACCGACCACCATCTACGGATACGAGCATTGGGCGAAGCGGATCACCGCACGCTTCGGAACGGTCAAGGCTGAATCGCTGACCGGCGCCATGATTGACGACTGGTACGACGACATGTTGTCGGCAGGTGCAACGAAAGCGACAGTTGCGAACGCCGCCAAACATCTACGGATGGTGCTCATGTACGGCAACCATAAACAGGATCTACCGCGGGTCGCTACCCGTCAAGCCACACCGTCGATCCATGTGCCGGCAGAGATCGCGCCACCATCCGACGACGACATTAGACGGATACGCGAGCTCCTGCGCGCCGGCACCGATGCTGACGGTAGAGGCGTGACCGCCACCTCGGGCCGGATGCGTGCCGAATGGTCGCGTTGTATTGAGCTGATCTTGGCTACCGGTGTTCGCCGTGGCGAGGTGGTCGGTTTGAAGTGGGCGGACTGGGATCGGGATGCTGCCGTGATGGTCGTACGTCATTCGGTAGTACAGCCTGCGGGTAAGGCTATGACGATCAAGGAGACGAAAGGTAAACGGACGCGTGAGGTTGAGCTTGGCGCGACCGGTAACGCCGTCCTGATCGAGCAGTGGTTGTACGTTGATGCTAACGGGTCGTCTCCGTGGGTGTTCCCGAACTGGCGGGCTGATGCTGGTGGTGGTGTGCCGAGGTCGCCGGGGTCGTTGAATGTCACGTGGTCGCGGTTCCGTAAGCTGCACGGCTTCGGCACGATCGGTATTCACGATCTTCGTCACTGGTATGCGACGATGGCCGCGGACTCTGGTGTCCCGCTCGCTGTGGTGAAGGATCAGTTGGGTCATGCGCAGTTGGCGACGACGATGATTTATGTTCATGCGACGCCGGAGGGCCGTAAGTTGATTGGTTCGGCGTCTGATCGTGCTTTAGGGTTGGAAACGCCTGCCATCAGTGCCCACCGTGCCGGTTTGAACGCCTTAGACGGCCCTGTGTGAATAGTCCCTGGTCACAAATATTGTGATTACGCAATATTTACGCTGCCCGAAAACGACGAAAGACGCATCGGCTAGCAGGGGGAGGCGCTAGCCGATGCGTCGATCTGCCCCGTAGCGGGGATCTTGTTTCAGTGAGGGCGCCGGGCACGTCTGCCCGACGCCGTACCTCACCTAGCCCGAGTAGGCCACAATCACCGTCGCCGGTGATGATTGGACACGTCAGTGACGTGCGCCGAGACGGCCCCCGTGGGGACACCGACTATTCTCGGCTTACTCGATCTGTGTCGGCTATAACCCTTCGCCACCGAACGGCAACGAAGGGTTATAGCTACATCACGACATCGTCGCTAAACATTTGGATCAACATTTCAACCATGTCAACGACCATCACAGCAACAGCACCGAACACGGCACCGGCAGCGAACACGATCATGTACCTCACAGGATCTCAACGTCGCCGTAGCCACGATCCCCGTAAACTGCGCCGACACCGAACGTCAGCATCCCGGCCGGGGCCGACTGTCCAGACGACTCAACGAACCATTGACTGCCGCCGTCCATCGCGGGACATTGGAAATGGGTTCGGCCGATACCTTCGGAACAGATGAAATGATGCAGGTGGCCCGTGACGAGGATGCGCGCCGAGGCCGTTGGCTGGTTGCCGACGATCTGACCGGACCACCACTTCTCTACCTTGACCGCAGCGTTGGCGCCACCGCCACGCATCTGATGGCCGTGAGCAAAACCGACGTTCACACCGCAAATGTCGAGCGTCATGCTGAGCATTTCGGGAAGGTACACGGACACGTTCGCGTAGCGCTCAGGGTTCGCGGCAAGGATCTCACCGACCATCTCGACGACCGCGAGGTCGTCGTTGTCTTCCCAGTCGGTGAACGCCTTGCCGTTCTTGCGGTTCTCGCCGTGGTTCCCGGCAACACCTGACAGGACGATCCGATAGCCGGCGTCGGTGATGTCGTCAACCATCTGCAAGATGAGGCGGCGTGTCACCTTGACTTGATCCCGGCGGCTGAGATCAGCCGACCAGGTCAGCATCTCGTAACTGTCGCTGCATCCCTCAACAAGATCACCGAGGCCGACGAGGTACACGACGTCGATCGGTCTGCCAACCTTCTTGAGTTCAGCGAGCCGGGAAAGGATTCGGCCGGTTGCGGCGCTCACCCTGTTCACGGTTGCTTCTGAGCCGCCGCCCTCACCCTTGCCCATCTGGAAGTCTGCGAGCGCAACGAGTAGGCCACGTTCAGCATCTTCGGCTGGTGGCGGCTGTTTGCGTGGCGGGTTCTTCTTCGACGCGATCCTGCATAGCGCTTCAACGTCAGCCATGTTCTCGGCGGTCGCTGTCCCGCGCTGCTGAACTCGCGCCGAGTAGGACCGGAGCCGGATCGTTGCGCCCGTCGTCGTCCCCTTGACCGGGGTATCCCAGCCTTTGAACTTGACTGAACCGTCGATGACTTCGACGTGCTCGGAGTCAAGCCCCCAGTCGGCAATCAGTTCTTTCCAGACGGCGGCGTTGACTTCAGTGTCGATAGGTCCGGTCGTGACCGTCCCATCGTTTCCGGACCAACTGACACCACGCTCCCAGCCTTTCGGGACGGGCGTGTCCTTCACAACAATCTCAGGTGGGCGGGCAGTCTTGAGCGCGTCAGCCAGGCTCATGCTGCAACCTCCAGATTCCGGCGCCGCCATTCGTGAATGGGGTTCTCTGTGATCGGCGTGCCGTTGCGGCGGAGCGCATCAGACAGTTTGCCGGCGCTCAACGTCAGGTCGCGGAGCGCGACGTCAAGCGCTGCGGCGTCGTCTGCGTCCATCTGTTCGAGCATGACGTCCACCTTGAGCCGTTTGGCTTGAGCGTTGAGTGTTTCGTTGATTGCGTCTGCGAGTCCCATGCGTGTTCCCCTTTGGTTGCCTTCACGGATTCGGGTGTTCGGTGGTGTCTCTCAGTTGTCGTAGCGTGCGCCCTTGTCGCCACGGTTCATGTAGTAGGCCTTCAACGATGCGATCGCGGCGAGCGCGGCGACACCGATAGCGGTACGGCCGACAGCGATCGTGTCGAGCAGGTCAACGTCGGCACCTG